AATTTTAATTTAATAGGCGAGTACATAGTCAAGTGGAGAAAAGCAAAACCTGAAAACGAATCCATCAATGAAATTTACTTTTGTTGGCAAGAAATAGGGTTTTATGTACACGATTTAATTACAAATCAAAGATTGTATAATGAATCGTTAAGCGAATATCGTACAGACAAAATAAGAGCAGTAACAAGGGCAAGAACTGCCGATGTTAAAATAGCTGAACTTGAAAAAGAAATAGAACTACTAAAAACAAAAATCAATGTTGGTATCTAAACTTATAATAGGATATGTATTTGTGCGTATCATAGAAGAAATGATTAGGAGAGAATTTTTTAAAAAACAAAACAATGAGTGATAGCGTTACAAAATATTTTGAAATGTTAGAAGCAGGTGGATGGGTATCAAACTCAACCAAACCTACTGACCCTATTGTTGAAAAAGTGATAGGTATAATGAAAGCAAGAAGTGAAAAAGGAATAGAAAAATATGGAACTACCTTATATGATAGTCCTGATGGCTTCTATAAATTCTTAAATCATTTACAGGAAGAATTAATGGATGCAATACTTTATATTGAGAAACTTAAACAACAGAAATGAAAAAAGTATTAGACGTTTGTTGTAGTGTTAGGGGGATGTGGTTTGATAAAAAAGACGATAGAGCCCTATTTATAGATAAAAGGAAAGAAGAGCATCATAATAGTTATCCATCTTTTAATAGCAATCTAATTATTGACCCTGATATTATAGGAGATTTTACCGACATAAAGCAACCTGATAATTCTTTTTGGCACGTTGTTTTTGACCCGCCACATTTAGAAACTAAATCAAATTCTGAAATCATTTTAAGGTATGGAAAATTAGAGGGAGATTGGAGACAAATGTTAAAAGATGGATTCAAAGAATGTTTTAGAGTTTTAAAACCAAACGGAACATTAATATTTAAATGGAGTGAAGTGCAATTCCCTGTAAGGGAAATATTGCAACTTACAGATTATAAACCTTTATACGGTCATAAAAGTGGAAAAGCTATGAACACACATTGGATATGTTTTATAAAAGATTAAAATGAAAATAACAGTAGAACATTACGACAAAAAAATAAGTATAGAAGAAAATAGAGATGATTTAACTCTTGCAGAGTTTATGGAACTGATTACACATCTTGCTATGGGGATGGGTTATTCGCAAGAAACAATTGACAAATATTTTGAGGAATAAAAATAAGATAAATTATATTTTCAAAAAACAATAAAAATAAAAATATGCCACTACCTAAACCAAAACCAACAGAAACACAAAAAGAGTTTACACAAAGATGTATGATTGACAAAAATATGGTTAATGAATATGAAAACATTGACCAACGTTTTGCAGTATGCTCACAAATATATAGAGATGAAAGAAGCTGAACTTATTAAAATGAAACACGATATAAAGCTAACACAACAAGCGTTAGTTGTAGCTTTGGATAAAATTGAAAAATTAGAACAAAAAGTTTTTGAAAAAAAAGATTAAAATATTTGTTGGTTTAAAAAATGTTTATATCTTTGATTTATAATTTTAAACAATAGAACAATGTACGAGAATTATTACTACCAAATGATGACTACACAAGAACTTGAAATGATTGTGTATGATAACTTGCAATTAGACGGATACCGTAAACGTTGTGAGCAGGAATTGATTAAACGTTACCAAGAAGAACAAGAATTTACAGAACTGTGAAGATATTAAATTTGTATGCTTGTTTAGGAGGCAATAGATATAAATGGGATGAAGTAACTGACATTGATGTTACAGCTGTAGAATTGGATGAGGAACTTGCAAAACTCTACCAAGAACGATTCCCTAATGATAAAGTTGTAGTAGCGGATGCACATCAATATTTGTTAGACCATTACAAAGAATTTGATTTTATATGGAGTTCACCACCTTGTCCATCACATAGTAGACCAAGATATTGGGCCTTTGGAGGTAATGGCAAAAAACCAATATATCCTGATATGAGACTTTATGAAGAAATAATTTTTTTACAACATCATTTTAAAAACAAATGGATTGTAGAAAACGTAATACCTTATTACGAACCAATGCTTAATCCTGTGAAAAGACATAGACATTTATATTGGTGTAATTTTAAACTTCCTGAAATATTAAGTAAAAGAGATAATTCAGGTGCTTTAATTCAAAAAAGTGTTATGCAGGATTTAATAAATTTTCACGAATATAATTTCAGAAAGTATAATGGAAGTCAACGTGTTTTAAAAATAGCAAGAAACCTTGTGGATTACGAAGCAGGAAAAACTATTTTAGAAACAGCTTTAGGAATAAGTAAAAAACAAAATGAACAACAAATAACAATATTTGATTTATGATTACACTATTAAATGGTGAGAAATGGAATGAATCCGAAATACTCACACAAATGTACGATGACAGTTTTTACTACGGTCATTTAGGGAAACACGCTTTAAGCAGTTCATCTCTTAAGATGCTACTTAAAAGTCCAAAGACATACAGAAATGTTACTTTGTATGGAAGTGAAGATACCGCAGCTTTAAGTGAGGGTCGTTTAGCACACTTAATGATTTTAGAACCGCATAAATTAGACGATATGATATTTGTTGATGCTTCTACTAAAAACACAAATAAGTACAAGGATGCAAAGAAAGAAAATGGTCAGGTCTATTTAATGAAAGAAAGACAAGCAGCAGAACGATTAGCGGATGCAGTTTTAAGAAACGAAGCAGCACTTAAACTACTATCAAAGTCAGAGTTTGAAGTTCCTGCAATACAAATGATAGATGGATTACCATTTAGAGGAAAAGCAGATATTGTTCAAGGTGATACAATTATTGACCTGAAAACATCAGCCGACCTTTTTACATTTAGATATTCAGCAGATAAATATGGTTATGATTTACAGGCGTGGCTTTATTTAAAACTCTTTAATAAGACAAATTTTGTATTCCTTGTGGTAGATAAAGGAAGTACTGACATAGGTATCTTTGAAGTGAGTGAAGATTTTTTAGCAAGAGGCGAAGAAAAATTCATCCAAGCAGTAGATAACTATAAATACTTTTTTGAACAAGGAAATGATTTAGACCAATATGTAATGAGAGGAATATTGTGAAAAATGATTGGGGAATATTGTGATTGAAATAATTCTAAATAACGAACAATTAAATTTCTGTAAAAAAATAGGATATTTAAGGGGATTGAGTTATCACCACATAGATACTATAAATAGTCAAAATTTTTTGAAAGATAAAAAAGGATGGTATAGAAGTTTTATTGGAGTTGTTGGAGAATTAGCTTATGCTTTACATACAGGACAAGAGATTAACAAAGCGCACGAAATTGATAAATATGTTTTAGGAATTGGAGATGACGGAAATGATTTTTATGGTTCTGTAAATGTTAAATGTTCTGATACTATAAATAAACCAAATCTAATGTTCCCTAAATTACAGTTTTATAGAAAACAATCTAAATATTATGTTTTAACTTGGTATAAAGAACCAAGTGTTTTTTTGGTGGGTTGGATAGATAGACAAACAATAGAAGAAAATATAATTATAAAAGATTATGGATATGGAGAAACAATTTTTTTTCCTAATGAAATGTTAAGAGATTTTGAATAAAGATATAATAGAAGAATTTTACTACCTTGCTTTGTCTGATATAGTAAACGGAAGAAACCTTGCAGAACTTGAAGAAGCAATTGAATTATATGAACAAGCAGAGGAGTATGAGGCGTGTGCAGGAATATTAAAAGCAATACACGAATCAGGATATATGACAATAAGAGAATTAATAAAAAAAATAGAAGATGACAAACACACAAAAAATAGTTAGAGAAATAGTTGAAAATTATTATAAAATAGATATAACAGATATAACTCGTAAAAGACTTTATGTAGAAGCAAGAGCATTATATTATAAACTATTAAGAGATAACACAAGATTATCAATGGAGGAGATAGGCAAAGGAATGAACAAAGACCATTCAACCGTAGTTTACTTTATTAAACAAGTAAAAGATTGGATTGAATACGATAGAGAATTAAGAACAGATTACGAAATACTAAACGAAAGACTTACTAAAGCAATAGAATTAAATCCTAAAGGTTTTAAAGTATCTGAAACGTATGAGGGGTTTTGGGAAAAAGAATATAAAACCCTTAAAGCAGCATATGATGAACTACAAATGCAATACAACACCTCTACAAATATTATATCTGACTATCATCAAATAAAGGAAGAAAACAAACAATTAAGAATACAAAACGGTTATTTAACTTCTAAACAAATAAAGGTGTGATAACAGTAAATAGTTTATCGGGAGGTAAAACGTCATCTTATATAGCTGCTAACTATCCTGCTGACTATGATGTATTTGCTTTAGTAAGAATCGAACACGAAGCATCAAGATTTAAAGATGAAAAAATAAGGAAAGAAGTAGAGGATAGAATACAAGCACCCTTTATAGCGACCGCAGAAGATGATGTGATAATCTATACAATGTTAGACCTTGAGCAATATATAGGTAGAAAGATAACTTGGGTTACGGGAAAAACATTTGACCAAATAACCACAAGAAAAGAAAAGGTTTATTTACCCAATAAAGTACAAAGGTTTTGCACGGTTGAAATGAAGATTGAACCAATGTTCTATTGGTGGGCAGAAAACATAGGAGAGCCTATAGAAACAAGAATTGGATTTAGAGCAAATGAAACAAGCAGAGCAAAGAATATGATAGAAAGATTAAATGAAGATGGTCTATCGGTTTTTAAAGCTACATTTGAAAAACATAAAGATGGTAGAAATAAATGGGAAGATGTTCCTTACCAAAAACCAACCTTTCCTTTAATACAAGACAATATATATAAAGATACTATAGAAAAGTATTGGAAAAATAAACCTGTAAGATTTGCTTGGATGAATAATTGTGTAGGATGCTTTCATAAAACACCAATGTTATTGAGAAAGATGTGGGACAAACATCCCAATAAATTAGAGTGGTTTGCTGCAAGAGAAAGAGAAAGTATTAATAACGCACATTGGAGAAGCGAACTTACTTATGACGAGATAAAACAATGGAACTTACAAGCAGAATTGTTTGATGATGACTTCAACGAATGTGATTCAGGATATTGTGGACTTTAACAAACTATTAAAAATCTTATTGTATAATTGAATAATCAATTTTTTTCAAGATGGCACACGGTGGAAAAAGAGATGGTGCAGGTAGAAAATCTAAAGCAGATGAGGTAAGTTTAATTGAGAAACTATCACCATTAGAGGACATAGCTTTTGAAGCACTTAAAGCAGGAGTTGAGAAAGGAGATTTTAAATATGTTCAATTGTTCTATAATTACTACGCAGGTAAACCAAGAGAAACAAAAGACATAACAATCAACGAGGACTTACCGTTGTTTATGGAAGATGTAGATTAATGCAGGTTAAAAAAACAATAGCATTTTACAAACTAAAGGAATTACAAAGCAGGATACGAATAGTTAAAGGAGGTACTTCTGCGAGTAAAACTGTTTCAATACTTTGTTTGCTTATTAACTATGCTATAAATAATCAGGATAAAGAAATAAGTGTAGTATCTGAATCAATACCACACCTCCGTAGAGGTGCTTTAAAGGACTTCTTAAGCATTTTAAAAGGACTTAATAGGTATAAGGATAGCCAATTCAATAAAAGTACATTAAAATACACCTTTTCAAGCGGTAGCTATATAGAGTTCTTTTCAACTGACCAAAGCGATAAATTAAGAGGTGCAAGACGAACCGACCTATATATTAACGAATGTAACAATGTTCCCTTTGATGCTTACACACAATTAGCAGTAAGAACAAGCGGAACGATATGGCTTGACTATAATCCATCCAATTTGTTTTGG